GCTGACGGTCCCGGTGGATGGCGCGGCCAGGAAATCGCTTCCATCGTTGGATACCTGAAATTCAAAAGACGGCGTCCCCGCGATGGCCAGCGGCGTCAAGGAATAGCTCTGGCTGGAGGTCGACGAGGAATTAAGCGTCACGAAATCGCCGGCCTGGGCCAGGGCCGACGTGGTCGAAAGCTCAATGTAGTTTTTTGCGGCGGGGATGATGTAGTAGGTCGTGCCGCCCGTCAGTCCGTTGATGGCGGCTCCGCTCCCGACGGCGTAGAGGACCGGCAACGCCAAGGGGAGTCCGTGATTGGGCGCCAGAATTTCGGAGCCGCCCAGTTGGTAGTCGGAGCTGGAAAACGTCACGGCCGCGAAGGTGGCGGATGAATAAAGCACCTGGGCCGAGACGCGCGCGGCGTCGTATTGGGACAAATCCAGGGTGTAGGTATCGTTGAAAGCCAACCCTGGATTATCGACCAAATAGCCGCCGTAGGATCCCGGCGAGAGTTTGCGCAACTGCGCGGCGGCGGAGCGCGTCCAGAAGCAGAAGATGAGTCCGAAAAGGAAGGCGGCGAGAATCTTTTTCACGATATCCTCCTGTTTTATGCTCCCGCCAGCGGCCCGAACCATCCCTGGTCGCCGACGGCGGAATTCCCGAGATAGACCATGAGCGCGTTTCCGCTGCCCAAATCGGTGGCGATGCCCCATTGGAACGTATCCGGGTTTTTATCCGAGACGCTCTTGAGATAGGCGTAGGTTCCATTCAGCGCCGGCGGCATGATGGCAGACCCAACGGCCGCGATGAAGGCGTTGACATCGTCCGATGTCGGAGATGAATTAAGCGGATATTTGACCGCGCGATTTATTTGCTCCTGCTGTTGCTGGACAATTGCGGTCAGTTTGTCGAGCGCGGCCATGACGGCGGTGGGGGAGAATGGTCCGCTTTCGGACAGGGACGTGCCTTGAGTCAGCGGCTCGACGCGCAAAAGCGCCAACTGCCAGCCAACGGCGAGCGCCGCGCCGACGTTTGGGTAGGTGACGGTCATCGCCGACGGATTGACCGTGTAGCCGGAAGTCAGCAACTTGGGCGGATCCCCCGAATCGTCGATTATATACACCTGAACGTCGGCGCCGAGAACCTTGTCTATGATTGAAAATGGAATGGGGAAAACGGTCGTCTGGCCGTCGCCGTCGTAGATGACCTTGTTGGTCTGGGTTGGGATCACGCTCATAGTTTAACAGCGTTAGCCCGCGCGGGGATTTAATTAGATTTGACCGGATTTGATTAATTTTTAGTGCGTTTGGTCACTAAGTCGCGCCAGGTGTACGCGCCATCCGAGTGCATCCAATCAAGGAAGTTAAAAACCATGGCGTTGAGCTGCTGCGGATAGCGGAACAGAACGGCGGCCGCGCGCGCCGCGTCCTCGCTCCAGGGTTCGTCGAAATGGCGGTTGTCGGACATGGCGATTTCGGCGGTCTTGCCGACGACGCGCAAAACGGTGTTGAGGTCGTCTTCCATGGGCGTGAGCTTGTAGTCGCCGCCGTATTGCCCCATCGCCGTGTTGATGACAGGCGCCGCGATGTCGCGCAAGATCGGCAAATAGCCGAAAGGCAATTCCAGAACGCGGGCCAGTTCGCGCTTGTGGCGCGCGTTCGGATCGTTGTTCTGCGCGTTGCGCGTGAATTCGCGCACCACGTTTTCATAGACAGCCGGCAGCACGAAGGAATAAAGAGACGCGCGTCCAACGACGCTGGCCGCCTTCCACGTGTTGCCCTTGTTGTATTCGAGCCCGGCAATTTTCCCGTCTACCCACGCCCGATTGAACATCATGGACATCCAGGAATAGTACATGGTCATGAGCTTGTTGAACTCCGTGCCGCGCTGCATGCCCACTTGGTCAAGCGTCGTGCCGGAGCCGAAGGACCGGGCCACGGAGTCGTCCGCCAGGCGCACGGCCGTTTTTTCGTCATGAGCGCCTAGCGCATCGCGGTAAACTTGCGCCCACATCGGATAAGCCGTCAGCTGGTCGGCCAAGGTGTCAACGATAAAGGCGTGCCGCCGCCATCCGGCGCCGTCGCCCTTCCATTTCCTGGCGATATCCAAAAGCGTGGCGTCGCGCGTCATCGCGCGGCCCTTCATGAGCTCTGATTTTCCGTCCACCCAGGATTTGGTCGTGTCCGGGTTCATGTAGTAATCCTTCATCGCGCCCAGCATCTTGGTCGGCCCCAATTCCCAGGCTGAGTTGACCACGTCCCCGGCCAAACGCAGGGGGAACGTGTAGAGCCGATAGCCCAGCGTGGCGAATGTGCTGCCGAACCTGAACCAGCGCAACGCGCGGTCCGCGCCGGTCAAAAACTCGCCTTGGTCGGAGGCCACGGCCTTGAGCGTGTCGTTGAATGTCTTGAGTCCGCCCATGTTGAGCGCGTTGGCCAAAGATTCCTTGATATCGTCCGTGCGCAGCATCCGCGCCACGTCGATGACGGGCTTTCGATAAGCCAGGTCGTGGACGACGTTGTCCAGATGGTTGAAAAGCACGTCCAAGGAAAGCCGCACGGGGCGGTTCAACTTCTTGACGCGTGCCATCGTGAAGCCGTGATCCGTGTGCGCGGCCACGGCGGAATACTGTTTGTAGAGCGCGTTCTTTTGTTCCTCGGTGCGATAGGCGTCGGCCGACTTCTCGAAGTCATAAGCCAACGGGTAATAGCCGCCGCGAAAAGTGCCATGCGCCGTCTGGAGCGGAACCGGCTGAATCTTCTGGGGCTCGAAGCCGTTGACATCCATTTCTTGCGCCTTGATTTCGGGCCAGTAGGTTTCCAGATGGTCCCAGACGGACTGGATGAAATTCCAATCCTTGCCGTTCAAAGCCGAAAGCATGTTCTCCACGCGGCCCTGGTCCATGCCGAAACCGGCCATGATGCGGTCGCGGTTGCTTTGCGCGCCCCAGTTGAGGCCGATGGCCAGGAGTTCCTCTTTGGTCCATTTGCGTCCCTCGAAAGAATAGGTGCGCTCCGTCTTGAAGGATGCGAATTCCTTTGGCGTGTAGTGCTCGGCGATGAGTTTATCGAGCGCTTCGGTCATTTCGGCTTGGCGCTTCATCTTCCAGCTTTGCGCGTCCGCCAGCGGGTTGAAAATGTAATCATGTACAGGACCTTCGGGGCCGCGGTCGAGATAGTAGGCGAGCGACCGGAGGGTAACAAGGCTCGGAATAATGGCATCCGGCACGCTCCCAATCGCGGCGAGTTTATCCTTCCACTGCGCGTCTCGTTGATGGCCCGGTTCAAGTTGCGCCTCGTAAGGCTTCCCGATGTTCTTCTCGATGCTCTCCCGGATCGCCGCGGCGGCGTCGCGGATGCCGATTTTCCCTTGCAGGCTCAAAAAGCGGTCTTCGGCGCGGCCCATTTCGCTGATGACGCGGGACGCCATGGTCAAATCGTTGAGGTCCGAGAAGTTCATGGCCGGGTAGGGCTTGAAGTTCTGCGCCGCGATGTTGGGGGAAATCGGCATCACGCGGTAGTCGTCCTGCATGCGCTCGATGAATTGGGGGAGCGTCTCGGGATGCCAGCGGCCACCGTCGTCCGCGACAAGACCGGTGGCATCCGCGATTTGGCCCCCGTCCTTGCCCTCCTTGGCCATCTTGGACGCGATTTGGGTGTTGATCGCCAAATCCTCGGGCCGGTTCTCCATGAGGCCCGCGCGGCTTAGGAGCGAATAAATCTGGCGGATAAAGCCGTAGGGCATATTCTTGAAGTCTTGCGGCTGTTTGGTGAACTTGTCAAGGAAGCGCAGGGATTTATCGCCCTTGGCCTTGTTGCGCATGGCTTCTAGATAGAGCGCGTGGTTGAGCATTTGCTCGCTCTTGTATTTGGCGGCGCGTTCCATGTCGTCGCGCTTGGCGGCGAGGGCCGCTTTGACGGCCGCGTTTTTCTCGGCCGTGGCATAGGGCTTGTAGGCCGTAGCTTCGTCAGCCGGCTTATTGGCCAGGATTTCGCGGGCCGTTTCCTTGGCGGCTTGCGCGGCCGCGGCGCGCTGGGCGCGGCGTTCGGCGGTGTTCTGGGAAATGAGGGCTTTTTTGCCGGCGTCCTCAAGCATGGCATGTTCGGCCGCCAGGATTTCCAGGCGATGTTCGTTGTGGACGGCTTCCTCGGCCCGTTCCCGGATTTTCTCGGTGTCCTTGAGCGCCTTGAATTGCGACATGTGCTGATCCACGCGCTGCTGGATTTGTTCTTCCTGTGGGGGAAGGTTCTGGAGCGTTTGAGCCATCTCGTCGCCGTTCTGGAAGCCGCGCTCCTCCGCGATGTCGTCGAATTTGCGCGTAGCCTTGTCGTCTAATTCGCCGGCGCGGTACTTAGCCGCCAGTTCGCGGGGATCCTGCTTTTGGCCGTACCATCTGGCGATGTCGGCTTCCGCCAGCGAACTGGGGGCTGCGTGCACGGCTTCAATGGCCTCCGTGGTGGCCTTGGCGCGCTCGTTGTTGAGAAATTCGATATTTTTAGCGGTGATTTCGGACATCTGTTCTTTCATCACCTTGGAAACGGCCTCCTCGTGCGCCGACTGCTGCGCCGCGCGAATCCAATCCGCTTCCTCCGGATCGAGTTTGGAAAGCGTGTCCTCGTCCAAAAACCCCATGCGTTTGGACGCGGACGTGATTTCGTGTTCCGAGGCCAGCATCCGGTCCATGACGGCGCGCACGGGCGCGCTCACTTCCGCGCTTAGGCCCGCGCTGCCGTAAATCTTGGTCAGCCATCGGCGGAAAGCTCCAAAGATGCGCCGCAATCCGCTGGACGGCGCGCGGCCATCGGAAAGATACTTCTCGAAGCCCGCGGCGAATTTCTCGTGCTGGTCCCTGGTGAGTTCCGTCTGCTTGTCGTTTAAATCCAGCCAGTCGCTCAACGCTTTCCAATCGGCTTTGTATTGCGCCGACGCGGCGCCGCTCTTAAAGTAGCGGAAATCGTCCTCCAGCCATGCGTGCGCCGATTCGTGCAGGAACGTGGACGCGTCGGCCGATTTCATGAAGCCGATGACCCTCTGTGCAGGGTCGTAGAAGCCGCGCGGGTTTCCTTCGCCCTGCTCCAATCGCCGCGGCTTGACATCATAGGGGTCTTCGAGCGCTTTCTCGGGCGTTTGGTCCGCGTCCGTCATTTTAAAGTGGGCCAAAGCCTTGTCGCCGTTATGGGCGATGAACGCAAGTCGCCGCAAGGCGTTGGTTTTCTGGAAGGCCTCGTTGACGCGCCCGCTGAGGGTTTCTTCTTCCTCCGGCGGCAAATTCTTAAGCAGCCCTTTCTGCGCTTCGTTGTGGATGTCATGAAGCTGCTTGAGCGCGTCCTTGTACGCGCCGATGGCCTGCTCTTTAGTGGGATTGTCGCCCACGAAGGGCCGCGCCTCGTCGAGAGCCTTGACGAATAGGGGGTTCTCTGTTATACTGGGCTCGAATGGACCCATTGGAGACTGAAAAAGAGTTTGCCCGGCTTCGGACGGATTTTCCGAACCTGGAGTTGCGCCAGAAGCTGGCCGCTCTGGAAAAGCTCTACCCGATGCCTCGGACGTCCCAGACGCCGAAGCCGCCGGCGCAGTAGCATCGTCGGGCCCAACAAACCGCGTGCGCGCCACGTTGTAGTAATCCATCACGTCTTGGCCGCGGCGCCCGGATTCGGCCACCGCATGCGAGGCGGTCAGTTTCGCGTAGGCTTCCATGGCTTCCTGCCATGAGGCGTTGGTTTTAAAAGCCGCCGGACGCTCAAGTGCGCCCATCCGCGTCAAAACGTCGTTGTAAATCGCGTCATAGTTCGTCTTGACCTGCTTGTCCTTGGCGACGGCGTCCTGGGCTTTGCCGACTTCGTTTTCCATCGCGGCCGCGCTTTCTTGACGCGCTTCCTGGATTTGATTGCGGGTAGGGATTTCTGGGTCGAAAGAAATGTCATTGAGCAGATTAGGCCGGTGGCCGTCCATCGCCTCGGACTGGAACGCGCCCAATGGAACTGCGACGCTGCCGCCGGTCTTCTGCGCCTCGGCGTAGGAATCGGACGCGCCCAGTTCTTGCGCCGCGGACTCTGGGTTGATGTTCGCGCTTTGGAAATAGCCGTTAAACGCTTCAGCGGGGATGTACACGTTCTTCGCGGCGGTTCCGTCCGCCATATTGTCCACGTGTTCCTCGTAGCCGTCTTCGTCCCGGGCGCGAAGTTTTGATTTGACGGACGCGTTGCTCAGCTGCTGCATGAATTGCCGGGATTGGTCGGCGAGCTTTTCATCCCGCGCCATGCGCATGCCTTCGCTTGTCAAGTCGTAACTGAGGCCCGGCAACCCCAGGATAAGTCCGGTTCCCGCGCCGGCGGCTCCGGCTTCGCCCATCTGTTTGATGAGGTCGACAGGATTTGACGGCGCGAAGGGTTGGCCCGAGAGGTGCTTCGCGAGGATATTGCCTTCGCCCTGAAGTCCGGTTAAAGCGGCCATGTTCGCGCCCATCACTCCGGCTTGCTCCAGCGTTCCTTTGGCGAATTTAATCAACGCCTCGCGCCAGCCTTCCGACTCAAGGACATCCTTGCCGACGGTCCGAGTGATGGCGCTCATCACTTCGCGCCCCGCTGGCGTGCTATTGAGCACGTTGTTGGCGGTTAAAATGCTGGGTGCCGCGCCGGCGATGCCGATGGCGGCAGCCACTACGCGCTGGATTCCCTCCGAAAGCGGTTGCCCGTTTTTATCCCTGATTTTGGCAAGCTGTTCCTTCGCCTGCCCCGCGATCTGTGCGCCCCAGTAAACGCCTTCGCCGCCCATGTACCCGAATTCGGAAGCCAGTGGAATGGCCGGAGGAAACGTCACGGCCGCGATTCCCGCCCCCGTCAATGCGCCGGCTGCGCCCGCTCCGGCCGATTCCGCCACTTGCGGAACGAATTGCGCCGCGCCTCCCAGAAGGCCGCGCACGCCTTTTTGTTGGACCAGGGACGGTGGATATTGGCTGATTTGGCTTTCTACGTCAGCAATCCGGGCGGAATTGTCTTTGCCGATGATGCTGCCGGCGTAGAGCATGGATTTCCGGGCCTGCAAAACGCCTACGGCCATATTGGCCTTGAGCGTCCGCCAAGCGTCGTCGAAGCGGCCAAGAAGCCCCTCGTGGAGACGCAGATTGTCCAAATCATCCTTGGCCATCGCCGCATTGACCGGATTAGCCAGGAAGTCGGCCGTCTTCGGGTAATAATTAGCCGTATCATCCAATTCGTCCTGGCTGGGGATGCTGCCTTCGGCTTTGGCTGAAGTTTGGTTCGCCGCGACGTAGGCCGGGTCAAGCCCGGTCTTTTTGGACAGGCTCACGATGCGGCCGGCGTCCTCGGGAGTGATTTGCTTGGCGTACTGGAATGAATCGGTCAGACGCTGGGAATTGGACGCCTCCGCGGCCATGGAGCCAACTTCGAGGCTTTCCGGCTTTAGCGGAGCATCCGCCAATGGAATCCCGGCCAGCGATTGGTCCTCTATTGCAGTCGACGGGGGGGTAGCTTGCGCCTCTTGCGCCGGCTGCGGCGCGCCCAGAGGAATTCCGGCGAGGTCGGCTTCGGCGGACGAGTCGGCCATTTTATTTGTTTCCCTCGGTGAGCCAATCGGGATGCTTCTCGATGACGGCCGTGAGAGACTCCGGCAGGATGCGGTCTGGACTCACGCCGCGCTTCAAGAGGGCCATGACGGCCAAGGATTGCTGTGATCCTGGCGTAAAAACTTCCGGACCGCCGAATCGTTGCGCGAATTGGACGGCTTCTTTCGTGCCGCCCAAGGCCGCGATGAAGGGCTGGTTCTGTTGGAGCTGTTCAGCTATCTCCCGATAAGGTGCCGTTTTCTGTCCGAAGACGCGGAAAAATCCCGGCGTTCCCGTCGGGACGGTCTTCATGTTCTGCAAATACAGGCTCTGAAGCGACGCCCGGTCGGTGATGTGCTGCTCCATTTGCTGCTGTAGGAGAGACGCCATGAAGGCGGACTGCTGTTTCTTGTCGGATATTTTTGTTGAGACATCCGCCGCAATCTGTTTCCACTCGTCCTTAATCGGCGCCGTTTCGCCTTTCTGGATCAGATTAGTCATCGAAACGTAATCCGATTTCGAGATGAGGCCTTTGGTGAAGGCGTCCTGGATAGGCGCCACGTTGGTGATGGAGCCGTCATTCAGGCCGTCATGCAGCTCCAAAAGGGTCCCCGGGTCGCTCTTGACATTCTGCGCGCTGAAAAGTTTGTAGGCCGATTCCTGGGCCTTGAGAACGCCTGCGCCGTCGAGGGCGTAGACCGGATTGGCCGCGAGTTTGAGGGCATCCTGCAAACCGCCGCCCTGGGCGCGCATGTTCACGATGTCATTGAGATACTTGGCGTTTCCGACGTTCTGCGCCTGTTGCATGGCGTGCGCCTGCTGGCCGGCCATCCCTTTGACGAAGGTATAGACCTGACGCCGCTCCTGTTCATTGAGCGGTTGGCCAGTCGCGGGGTTGGTGAGCTTCATCTGGCCCGGGTCCAGGATGAGATTCCCGGCCTTCTGCAAATCGAAGGTGCGGCCGTCCTGCATGCGCAGGGAGGGCGCTTCGTTCAATGTTTCCCACACGCTCTGTTGGGTGTCGTCCAGGGCGCGGCCCGAAATGGCGGACTGCATCCGTTGGACGAATTGGGGGGGTAAGCGGTCCTTGGTCGCGTCCAGGATGGCATTGGCGGCTTTCCAGGAGCCGTTGGCCAGTTGGGCCTCAATTGGCTTCTGGACGATTGAGGCCGCGGCGCCTTGGCGCTGGATGTTGGCGAAATTCGCGTCCGTGATGCCATTGTGGACCGCGGCGGTCGTGCTGATGCCGTAGGCCGTGTCGACCATTCCGGAGATCATCTTCGGGTCCGTGATGTCGGTCGCGCTCTGCGCCAGGCTATCCAGACTCCCGCGGACGGATTCGTTGTAGGCAATTTGCCCCTGCTGCGCCACGTGCGAGATTGCGGCTTCGCGGGCCGCTCCGGCATGCCAGGAGGCCATGCGCATGAATAGAGCCCGTTCCCGGGGCGTTTGGAGCGTGTTCAGGTACTTCTGCTGGAGTTGTTGCGCTTGCGTGTCGAAATCAACGACCCCGCCGGCGGCTTGCGCGCCTTCGCGGTCGAGGATGCCCTGTGGAACGCCTGTTTTTGGATTGACGACGGGTTGCCCGGTCGCGGGGTCCGTGTTATGAAGAAGTCCCTGCAAACCCTGGGCGTAGTCCGTCGAAGCGGAATAAGCCTTCTGCTCGTCGGCCATCTGTTTGTGCTCGATGACGCGGTCCATGAGTTGCGCGCCGCCCTGGGACGCCTCGGCGCCGATGCGCTGCGCGGCTTCCGCGATGGGCGTGCCGAATGCCTGCGGGGGCGGCGCGGAAAATTCGACGTGCGGAATGGGCGCTGGATTGAGGCCTACGCTTTCTTCGGGTTCGGGGACTTTCATTGCTTTAACCTTGCGTGTATCTGTACCACTGGCTGGCCATGCTTCCGCCGCTGCCAAGGATGGTTCCGACGGCGTTCATGTTCCCGGCGATCTTGGCGTTCGCGCCGGCGAGCTCGTCCATGGACGCGTTCATGCTGTAGTTGAGAGCGCCAAGCTCTCCGGCCTCGACCTGGGATTTGGCTTTCGTATCGGCGTTGTAGCGCACGGCCTCAAGGTTCAGGGCGGACGTGTTCATCGCGGATTTTTCCACGTTCTGGGCCGTCACGGAGCCGCCGTTTCCGTTGGCTGCCAAAGTCGCCGTCTGCGCGCCGAGGGCCCGGGCCTCGTTGCGCTGCATGATTTTTTCCTCGAACCCTGCGGACGTTTCTGTTTCCTTGGCCGCCTCATTGCCCGCGGAAGCGGCCAAAGCGGCTTCCATCTTGGATTGATTGGCCAGATAGGAATAATACTGCGATTGCATCTGGCCGCCCAGAACGGAGCCGTAAGCCCCGTAGATGCCCCCGGCGGCCTGCATCCCCATCCCGACGCCAGTCGCCGCTCCCGCGCCCATATCAAGCTCTCCTTAACGTGAAAAATGCGAACGGCTGCCCCTGGGGCCCAAAGGGCTTTGGTTCCTCGAATTTTGCCCCAAAGGCCTTGAGCCACCGGATTGTCTCGGTATACCGGGCGTCCACGATGTTGAAAAGGAGGGGATAACGGTCCAGGAATTTATCCAGGAAAAACCGCGTTCCGCGCAGAAACGCCTTCTTGATGCTCTTCATTTCATCGGCGCCCAAAAACCAAACGACGGCGGCGGGGCTCAAAATCGTTTCCGGCTCGACTCCGAACATCGCCACGGGAACGCCCGCGCGCTCGATGGTGTAGACCATGGCCGAGCGCTCGAAAGCGTCCGCCAAGGCGCATTCCACGGACGGCGCGAAGGTGGCGAGGATCTCCTGCTTATCCTTTTCACGCAAGCGGTCCTTGAGCGCATGGACGTCCGCCTCCACGGCATCCCTCACGATGATGTCGCCCGTCTGCCAGCGGTTCATGCGCCCACCGTCGCGTTCGGCATGATGGACAAAATGGTCAGCGGGAGGGGGTCGGATTGCCGAATCCAGATTCGCGCACCGTAGTCGTAATTTCCTCCGAGCTGGATGCGCGGCAATTCGCCCGTGAAAAGCGGTTGCGCCAGGGACGCCTTGAGCGGCGTTTGCGGCGCCCGGATGGGCTTGAAATTGGCCGTTTGTTCGCCCTGCATGATGAGTGCGCCCGTGGTCTTCTCCACCCGCAGCGTGACTTCCGAAATCTTGACCTTGCGGCCCTGCACGGTGCCGTCCTGCTGGGGCATTTCCATATTGAGCGTTTCCAGGTCGGATATGTAAGGCAAGCCGGCCTGCACGCGCGAGGCGCCCGCGTCCAGAGCGATGGAGCCATTGGCGACCACCTTCTGCGTCTGGACAAACCCGTTGGCCAAGACGCTCACCGTTTGGCCGTTGAGGTGGTCGAGTCCCGAAACTGAGGTGACTTGCTTGCGGCAATTTCCTCCCGATTGGTACGCGTTCATGCCGGAACTGTCGACCGGATTGCCGAGCGAATCGTTGAGTTGGAAGGTGTCCGTCATCGCGGCCGCGACCACGTATCCGTTGGCCTGGAGGGTGCCTCGCGTCAATTTCGTGACGTCGTCATCGGTGCCGGGCGTCGGGACGACATTGCCGTTCTCGTCTTTCCAGACATCCATTCCCACGATGCTTCCGTCGATGTCCACCACGTCGCCGTTTGAAAATCCGTGAGCGGGGGCCGTCACGACGGCCGCTTTCGCGGTGCTGACCGCGGTAATGGCGATGGGATTATCGAAGGTGAGGCCGGAATCGACGTAAAACTGATCTTCCGGTTCATCGGAAGCAATCGGGTTGCTCATGCGCTCGATGAAGCGCGTGCCGTCGCGGTTGACCACGAACCACAACTCGTTGTAGGTGCCGTCGTCCGATGGGCCCGTGCAAACGAATTCAAAGAGGCCCTCCGTGTCGTGGCGCGTCCAGCAAACCATTTCCTGTTCCGGCAAATAGGTGAGCGACAAAAGCGCGCCATCGGAGCGCACGAACCAAATCACCGAGTCTGGTTCCTGCGCGTAGGCCAGGGACACGATGGAATAGCCCAGCAAAAGATGATTTGAATTGAGGCTCAAATTGTTTCCGGAATAGGAATTGGTGTAGATGGAGAAGCGCAAATCACGGACCACGGTGCCCATGGGCTGCACGATGATGAGCGCCAAACCGGAAATGACGGGATCCACGGCCGCGGCCCCGCGATTACCTTGCGGAACGGCCTGAAGGGTCGTGGGCGTGATGACTCCGGTCGATGATTCCAGAGCGTAATCCGATTCGGTCGTGAGCGCGATTAAATCCCGCAGGGGCGCCATGCTCTGGATGGCATTGAGCCGCTGGGAAGGCAAATTGCTGTTGAGCGCATCGGAATCAAGGACCGGGTCGCTCACGCCATAGTCGGCGTAGCTCGATGATTTTGAGGCCCAATAAGTGTTGGGTTGACTCGGCGTGCGCCATGTCCAGAGGCGGTCCTGGAAGAATGTGCCGCCCGAAGGCCAGCCGCGATAGGTGGACCATGCGCCTTCGGACCATTGGCTGGTCGCGGTCGTGCCGCCGGCGATGGTCAAGACGTTGACGGTCGCGTGCGTCGAATCGGCGACGGCGGTTATTTGCACGACGCCATTCCAGTCGAAAGAATCGGCGTTAAGATTGCAGGTGGCGCTCCCGCTCCATGAGACCAAGCCGCCTGCGCCAACGCCGTCAAGGCCAATCCCGCCACCAACGGCCGCCACGCGGATAATACACTGCGCTTGGCCGGTTTGCCCGGAGGTCTGATAATTGGCGTTATTGGCGGAGGTCCAGCTTTGCAAAGCGTGCCACGTCACCCCGTTATCGGTTGACATCTGGAGGACAATTGTTCCGGTCCATGAGCCGTTGGTAGTCAAGTTCCACGTTCCGCCGCATTGAAGGGACGTCCCGCTATCGCCGCCGGCCCCCAAAACGTCCGATGCGCTCTGGCCGATGATGGTATGGATGATCTGCCAAAGAGAACCAACGTGCCCCGCGACGAATTGCGCCAGCGTGCTCACGAGTGAAACTCCGGTCCCTGAAACGGCGCCAAGCGTCAGCGTCTGGGTCGTATCCTCGTTCTCCAGCATCCACGGGCCATTGACGAATGGGTAAAGGTCGATTTCCCAATCCGTGTCGGTGTAGTAAGTCAACGTCCGCGGCGCGTAGGTGGGGTGAAAGATGTACATGACGTCGGCCGACTGGCAGAAGCGCAACAGCCACAGGTCCGAACCGCTCCAAGGCGTCGGAATCTCGTAAATCGTGCCGGTTTGGGCGTACCAATCCCCAGCCGCCAAATCGGCGGCGAATGTGCCGGACGTGTGCGCCGCGAGGCAATAGTAAGTGGCGCCCCCATTAGTGACGAGGTCGCCTATCACGTAATGCGTGCTCGTTGCCCACGCGCTCACGCCGGACGTGTTTATCTGCGCGCCGCTCTTATAGAAGCGGGCATATTGATGACCCAATTCGATGCGGTAGACTTTGTTTGAAGCCGCCTCAAAGGTGATCACGCGGACTGGATGGGTGGAATCCTTGGCCGTGGCGATATATTGCAGTCCGGGACGCTTGCACGCGCTGCCTTGCGGCGCCACGATGAAGTTGCGGAGTTGCTTGGCGCCTGATGCGTATTTCTGCAAGTCCACGCGCGCCTGCACCTTGGGCGAAAGTTCGCCGCCGGCGAAGCTGGCCTGAATCGCGTGGAGCGGCGGCATTAAGACCCTCGCGTGTCAACGAGTCCATCGCCGTTTTGCGCCCGGTCTTGGCCTTCCGACCGGTCCACGCGCTTGGCTTCGCTGATGGTCATTAAATACTTCTGGAAAAGCGTCTGCGCCAAGTTGTCGGGGTTCCCGACCAGGTGGTGGCATAAGTCCGCGGCCATCTTGATGGAAATGGCGTTCGCCAGGTCCTCATCGAATAGGGTGGGATCCTGCAAGTCGTAGGTGTATTCGGCGTAGGCGCCCTTCAGCTGCGTCACGATGACGGGGAGCGAAGACGTGGGCCCGATCATGCGCCGGAATTTGCTTTGAATGAGGCGCTGCTGGTTCGGCAAGCCTCCGTACCATTCCGGGATGTTCGCCAGCGGATCGGCGGCGAATGGAACCACGGCATTGAAAACGCGCCTCACCTTGAGGCAATTCTGAGGATACTGGTAGACGTAGCTCCAGCCGATGACGGTGTCTTGGCCGGAAAGGACAAGCGGTTGAATCATCGTCGAACAATTCCAGGGAGCATCCTTTAGAACGGTGCGGATGCCCTTGGGCCACCACGCGGACGCGCGGCGCGCCGCCTCCGAATTCTCGGACATGGTGGCGATAAAAGCCGCGCCGAGTTCGGTCATGGCGCCGTTGACGATGTCGACCTGGGATGACATTTAACCCTCCCCGTTTCCGGGAACGGCCGCGATCCTAAACGGCCGTTCCCGGGTTTTTTGTCCCTATTCTTTGGGGCTTTCCGCTTTCTGGGTGCCTCTGGATTTTCTAGGAGCGTCCGTTCCGATCTCGGCGGCTTGCGGCCCTTTCAAACCGCGCTTGGCGGTCAAGCGTTGGCGAATGAAGGCGACGGCCTTCTCGTTGAGCTTTTCGTCCACGAAGCGGAAATGCGGGGGCGGGAACATGATGTCCGCGGGCAGTCCCCGCTGGGAGGCCAGCGCCGCGAGTTCTTCGCTCGACGCGCTGATTTTTGCGCCCCTTTCGAAATGCCGCTTGTGAAAGCCGTAGTTCTCCTGGAGAGCGACGATTTGGTGCATGCTCATGCTTATTCTCCTGTGTGCGGCGTTAAAACGAAAGGGGAGGCGGCCGAGGCGGTCAAACCGCCTCCCCACGTCTCATCTGTTTTCAGCTAAGGCTAGACGCCCCTGAGCATCTGGCCGACGATCTCCGGGTCGCTCACGAGGAACGCGTCCACGCTGCCCGCGTTGAAGCTCTCGGTCCCGACGATGTAATCGAGGGCGAAATAGCGCTTCAAGCCGACGGGCAAGCGCGCCAGGAAGATGACGGTCCCGGCCGCGATGGGCGCGTCGATGACCGGCGACAGCGCCAGGTCCTGCGCGCCGCTGAGGGCGTTGTTTCCGTCCACGGCGTCCGCGGTCTGCACCTTGACCTGAAGGGTCGCGGTGTGATTGGCGGAGTCGAGGGCGGCGTTCGCGCGCACGAACAGGTAGAGCTCGTTGGTGGGGTTGTCCCCGCGCGCTCCCTTGTCGTACGTGTTTGCTGAAACGGCGGACGCGGTCAAAACCTGTCCGTCGCTGAGTTTGCACTGGTTGTCCAAGATCATGGCGTTATGTTCTCCTTGGGTTTTGCTCGTTAAGGCACCGGCCGGAAGACGGAGTAGTTGATGACCCCGCCGCCGGTTCCGGGCGCTTGGTTCACCGAAATGGTGAATTTAGCGCCCGCGGTGATGGCCACGCCGGCTACGAATGTGCCGGCGGTGGCTCCCTGCGTCGCCATCGTGCAAAGCACGATGTCGCCCGCTGCGATTCCGGCGTCCGCCACGTCGATGCTCGTGCCTGCGGCGAGCACGGTGGCTTGGCCTATTTTTCGCGGGACGGCGACGCACTGGCCGAAAACCGCTTGGAGGTAGAGCCTCACGTCGCGGCTTTCGTCCCGGAAGTTCAGGTTCTTCTCGCCCAATACAAGAGCCATGGGCTAGCTGACCTGCGCTTCGGTGTTGAGCAGCGCGTCCACCCGGCGGACGGGAACGCCCAGGAGCTTGGTCACGGGCTCTCCGTCCAGGATTTCGTCGCCGATCTTGATGATGGCGTTCGCCTTGTTGAGCGCCAGCTTATCCAGCGCGGACTTCACGGTGCGGTTGCAGTAGAAGGCCACCCGGTTGCCCGCCATGTTCCAGAGCTTGTTCAAGGCCGTGGACGCATGGTTGAGCAGCAGCGGGGCGCTGTCGCTGGGACCGCCGATGTCCGTCAAGGTCGTCACGTCGATGTTGGCGATGCGCACGGCCTGCCGCCAATCGGAGACGGAAAGACCCAGCGCGCAGCGGTAGGTGTCGAGCCAAGCCCAATAGCTCGCCCCCGTGCCGCTGCCGTCGTCGATGTAGCGCCGTCCCTCGTCGCGGTGCTGAATGCCGGCCGTCATCCCCTTGGGATAAAAGCCCTTGATGCTCCGGTCGCCCCACGCCACCAGCCAAAGGCTGGTATTGTCCCCGTTGGCGGGCGTTCCGTACTCGCCGCCGTTGGAGGCGTCGATCACGTTGAAGCCGGAGTCGGGCTTCGTCGAGCTGGGGTTCACCAGGACCTGATCCGCGTCGAAAGACGCATTCAGTTCCGAGTAGAACGCCGAAAGCCCGCTGAACCGCTCCGGGTTCACGGTCACGTCGCCGTAGAACAGCGTGGAAGCCAGCGTCTGGGACATCGCCTCGATGAAGGCCGCGGACTCCGAGAATCGGAAGTCTTGGCCCGACTGGCTCTCCTCGCCGCCGTTGATCTCGACCAAGCGCTCGTCCACCGCGGCGTGCGCTTCGAGCATGCCGGCCGAGAGCTCGATCTTGTGGGTCGTGCTCTTGGACGGGACGATGCCCTTGTTGATCTGGCGCCACGCGATGGTGGGCAGACCGTCGCGGATGACGTCCACGTGCCCGGTCTGGGTGTTGCCCTCGACGACCACCATGTCCGTGAGGACGTGGTTGACGCGCGACATCATTTCCACGATGCGCTGAATCTTCCCGTCCGGGTCCGTTCGCGAGGCCCGGTCCAGGAGC